CCCACGCGCAGAAAAAATACCTCATAGGGGTTGTTTACCGCCCATGTTGACCGACCGAAAAAAAGCCTTTGCTGACGCGGTGTTGCGTGGCCTTTCCCAAAAGGACGCAGCTGTGGCGATTGGCCTGAGCGAGAAGACGGCAAAGCAGGCCGGCTCGCGCATGGCGAAAGACCCGGATGTGGTCGATTACCTGAAACGCGCACGAAAGGTGGCGCGCGCCAATGCCCGCGGGCAGGCGGCGCCAAAGGCTGAGAAGGCGGCGCCGGCTGCAAACTGGCCGCTGGGTGTTTTCCCGAACGAGCCCAAGGCACCGGAGGCGCCTGGGCCTGAGCCTGAGATTGACCCGGACGAGGATGACGGCCTGACCGACGAACAGCGCGCCGGCCTGTCGCCGCTGGACTACCTGCTGGCCATCATGCGCAGCTCGAAAGCATCCAAGAGCGCCAGAATGCAGGCGGCCATCCAAGCGGCGCCCTACGTTCACGGCAAGATCGCGCCGCAGGGCAAGAAAGAGGCCAAGAACGAGGCGGCCAAGAAAGCCGGCCGGTTTGCCCCGTCAGCGCCCCCGCGCCTGGTGGCCGCTGGCGGTAAGAAGCTCTGACCGTGGCCACAAAGGAGCGGGAAAAAGCGGCAGCACGCCGCGCGGCGAAGCATGCCGGACGGCCAAAGTGGTCCACCTCATGCCCGGATTGGGCGACCAGGCTGCGCGCCCGTCAGTCGATCATCCCGCCGCCGATCTTTGCCGACCAAGCGCAGGCGGCGCTGGCCATCTTCAAAGAGCTGCGCGTGGTGGACCTGCCCGGCAAGCCCACCTTTGGCGAATGCTCGGAGCCTTGGGTTTTTGACTTTGTGGCCGCCATCTTTGGGGCCTATGACGCCGACAGCGGCGACCAGCTGATCAGGGAGTTCTACCTTCTGATCAGCAAGAAAAACACGAAATCCACCATTGCGGCCGGGATCATGCTGACGGCGGTGATTCTGTGCTGGCGGGAAGAGGAAGAGCATCTGATTCTGGCCCCCACGAAAGAGGTGGCCGACAACAGTTTCAAGCCAGCGGCCGGGATGATCCGGGCCGACGAAGAGCTTTCCGCCCTGTTCCACGTCCAGGACCATGTGCGGACCATCACGCACCGCGTCACCCGGGCCAGCCTCAAGGTGGTGGCCGCCGACACCGACACGGTATCAGGCAAGAAGTCCGGCCGGGTGCTGGTGGACGAGCATTGGCTGTTTGGCAAGCAGTCCAAGGCCGAGGCCATGTTCATGGAGGCCACGGGCGGGCAGGTATCGCGCGATGAGGGCTGGGTGATCTACCTGACCACGCAGAGTGACGAGCCCCCGGCCGGCGTGTTCAAGGAAAAGCTGAACTATTACCGGGACGTGCGGGACGGCAAGATCCTTGATCCAAAGTCCTTGGGCGTGCTGTACGAGTTCCCGCCAGAGATGATCGCCAGCAAGGAATACCTGGACCCGGACAACTTCTACATCACGAACCCAAACATCGGCCGGTCCGTGAGCGCCGAATGGCTGGAAGATCAGCTCAAGAAAGTGCAAGCCCGTACCGATGGGCCTTTTCAGCAATTCCTGGCCAAGCACCTGAACGTAGAAATCGGCCTGAACCTGCGCAGCGACCGCTGGGCCGGCGCTGACTTCTGGGAAGAGGCTGAAATTGTCCTGACGCTGGACGACCTGCTGCGCCGCTGCGAGGTGGCGGTGATCGGCGGCGACGGCGGCGGGCTGGATGACTTGCTGGGGCAGGCTGTTGTGGGGCGTGAGCGCGAGACGGGCCGGTGGCTGGCATGGTTCCACGCCTGGGCACACAAGATCGCGCTGGAGCGCCGCAAGGAAATTGCCCCGCGGCTGCTGGACTTCCAGCGCGAGGGCTCGCTGACCATCGTGGACCGGCCTGGGCAGGACGTTCAGGAGTTTGTGGACAACGTGTGCCGGGTGCGGGACGCCGGGCTGCTGCCTGAAAAGCAGGGTATTGGCGTGGACGCGGCCGGAATCGGTGACATCGTGGACGAGCTGGCCGCGCGTGACTTCGACATCCAGACGGATGTGGTGGCCGTCTCTCAGGGATGGCGGCTCAACGGTGCAATCAAGACCACCGAGCGCAAGCTGGCGGGCGGCGACCTGCTGGTGGCCGAGTCGGGGCTGATGCCCTGGAGCGTGAGCAACGCCCGCACCGTGCAGCAGGGAAACGCCGTATCCATCACAAAACAAGCCAGCGGGACGGCCAAGATCGACCCGCTCATGGCGCTATTTGATGCCGTGTCATTGATGGCGCTGAACCCGGTATCTGCCGGCAAGAGCTTTTGGGAAACCACCGCATGAAAAAACACATTGAAGCGCTGGCGGCGCTGGCTGCCGAATGGGCGCCCGATGCCGGGATGGTGGCCGGGGCTGGTGCCATTGCATACGGTGCCGGCCTGATCTATGTGCCTGCAGGCTGGATCGTGGGCGGTGCTTTCCTGCTGGCTGTCGGCTGGATGGCTGCAAGGGGTGGCAAGTAATGGGGTTCCTTTCGCGCGTCGTGGCCGAGCAGAAGGGCGCAAGCACGGTCTGGGAGCAGTGGGTGAAGCTCATGGACGGCGGCGCCAAGTCGAAAGCCGGCCCGAGCGTGAACCTGCAGGCCGCTTTCCGGGTATCGGCTGCGCTGGCCTGTATGCGGGCCATCTCTCAGGGCTGCGCACAAGTGCCGTTCAAGCTGATGCGAGACTATGATGAGGCGGGGCTTGCTCGCAAGCGCGCAGCGCGTGACCATGTGCTGTATGACCTGGTGACGGCAAAGCCCAATTCGTGGCAAAGCGCGTTCGAGTTCCGCGAGACGCAAGCGCTCCATGCGTGCATGGGCAACTCGTATGCCTACAAGGGAAAATACCGGGGCAAGGTGGCAGAGCTGATCCTGCTGGACCCGGCGCGCGTCAAGCCCGTCCAGCATGCCGACTGGAGCATCACTTACAAGGTCACGGGCCGCGATGGCGTGACCGAGGAACTGGCGCAAGATCAAATCTGGCATGTGCGCGGACCCTCATGGGACGGATTCATGGGTCTGGATACGCTGTCCATGGCCCGCGAAGCCATGGGCCTGTCCATCGCCCTGGAGCAAAGCCAAGCGAACCTGCATGCCAACGGTGTTCGTCCGACTGGTGTGTATTCGGTGGATGGAAGCCTGGACGAGCGCCAATATGACAAGCTCAACGCCTGGATCAAAAAAGAGGCGGCGGCTGGCGGCGGCGGGACGCTGATTCTTGACCGTGGCGCCAAGTGGCTGTCTCAGACCATGACCGGCGTGGACGCCCAGCACAAGGAAATTCGGGATCAGCAAGTAGAAGAGGTTTGCCGGTTCTTCGGGATTCTGCCGACCGTAATCGGCTTCACGGGCGACAAGGCCAACACCTACGCCAGTGCCGAGGCGATGTTTGCCGCGCACCGCGTGCAGACCCTGGCCCCGTGGTGGACTCGCATTCAAGAATCCGCAGACATCAATCTGCTGAGGGACGACGAGCGCAAGCAGGGCTACTACTTCAAGCACATTGCCAGCGGCCTACTGCTGGCCACGGCCAAGGATCAGGGCGAAGTCTTCGCCAAGGCGCTGGGCTCTGGTGGTTCGCCGGCATGGATGACTCAAGACGAAGTGCGCGAGCTGCTGGAACTGGACCCATTTGGCGGCGAGGCCGCAAAACTGCCGCCGCGTGTTGCGGCACCCGCCCGCGCGCCCGCGCCGGCAAACCCCTGAAAGGGAAATCATGGAACTGCGATACATCGAGCGACCCTTTGAAATCAAAGCGGTAGAAGAAGACGGCATTTTTGAGGGCCGTGGATCGGTCTTCGGCAACGTCGATTCATACAAGGAAATCGTGGCGCCCGGCGCATTCACGGACACGCTGGCCGCGTGGAAGGCTCAAAACCGCCTGCCGCCCGTGCTTTGGCAGCACCGCAGCGGTGAGCCCATCGGGCCGCACCTCGAAATGGAAGAGCGCGCCGATGGCCTGTATTGCAAAGGCCAACTGTTGGTCAATGACGTACAGCGCGCGAAAGAGGCGCGGGCACTCATGAAGGCCAAGGCCGTGAACGGCCTGTCCATCGGGTTTGTGACCCGTGAAGACGCATATGACCGCGTGACGGGAATCCGCACGCTGAAGAAAGTGGATCTGTGGGAGGTGTCAGTGGTGACATTCCCCGCGAATCCAGCCGCACAGATCAGCTCAGTCAAGAGCGCGATTGACGGCATCCAGACGTTCGCCGAAGCAGAGTCCTTCCTTCGTGAGGTTGGCAGGCTCAGCAAGGCAGACGCAACGGGCTTCATTGCCCGTTTCAAGTCCCTGGCCGGTCGGAGCGAGTCCGACGAGGAGGGTCTGCTCGTGAAGAGCATCGCAGCGCGCATGGATGCGCGCATCGCAACGCTCCAACGCTGATCCCAGCGTCAACCCGCAACAGCCGCCCTTGAGGCGGCTTTTTCATTCCCGAAAGGAAAACCATCATGGAACTGAAAGACCTGTCCGAAAAGTGGGACAAATACGCCGAAGCGCAAACCACGCACCAGAAGCTGGTGGACGAGCGCATTGCCAAGCTCGAAAAGGGCGAATCCCTGGCCGATGTCGAAGCGAAGCTGGCCAAGGCCAATGACGCAATGACCGCGCTGGAAAAAGAAGTCAAGGAACTGTCCCTCAAGGGTCAGCGCCCCGGCCAGACCGCCGAAAAAGCCGAAGCCGCCGAGTTGTCGCTGAAGTCGTTCAACCTTCGCCTGCAGGCCAACGCGATGGAAGCCGGCAAGTCCTTCGCGCCCATCACCGCCGACCAGTACGCCGAATACAAGGCCGCACAGGACAAGTACCTGCGCAAGGGCATCGACGGCCTGACCGAAGCCGAAAAGAAGACCATCAACGTGGGCACCTCCACGCAGGGCGGCTACCTGGTGGGCGAAGAGATGGAAGCGGGCATTGACCGCGTGGTGCAGCGTTACAGCGCCATGCGTCAGGTGGCCCGCGTCATCCCCATTGGCTCTGCAAGCTACAAAAAGCTGGTCAAGGTCACGGGCACCTCTGGAGCATCGCGCGGCGGCGAAACCACCACCCCGAGCAACGGCACTTCGCCGGGCTGGGTGGAACTGGAATTCAAGCCGGGCACCTACGTCAGCGAGCAGCGCATCACCTCCGAGGCCCTGGAAGACGCCACGCAAGACGTGGGCGCCGACCTGGAAATGGAGATGGGCATCGAGTTCGCTGAGATGGAGGGCACCGACTTCATTTCCGGCAACGGCGTGAACGGTCCGCGCGGCCTGACGGATTACACGAACGTGGCAAACGCCTCATATTCGTGGGGTAACGTCGGCTATGTGGCATCCGGTCACGCTTCGAGCTGGGCATCGTCCAACCCCTCTGACTACCTGATTGACCTGGTACATGCGCTCAAGCGTCAGTACCGTGCCGGTGCATCGTTCCTGATGAACGACGCCACGCTGGGCTCGATTCGCAAGCTGAAGGACGGCCAGGGCAATTACCTGTGGGGCATGACCAAGGACAGCTTCATGGCCGGCGCCGTGGGCACCCTGCTGGGCTACAACGTCGTCACCGACGACTTCATGGCCGACATCGGCGCCAACGCCTACCCAATCGCCTTCGGCGACTTCAAGCAGGCGTACTACGTGATCGAGCGCAAGGGCATCGCTGTCCTGCGTGACCCGGCCACGGCCTTCCCGCACGTTCGCTTCCTGGCTCGCCGCCGCGTCGGCGGTGGCATTGCCAAGTTTGAAGCCGTGAAGCTGTTCAAGATCGCCACGTCCTGATCGGCCCGCCGCTGGCTGAAAGGTCAGCGGCATCCAAAACCCCATTTTCAAGGAATCCATCATGAAAGACCTGTTGAACAACATCGACGTGAAGCGGGTGATCAGCCCCGTCTCCGTCTCCGACACGACCGCGCAGGTCGGCCAGATCATCGACCGTAAAGGCTTCGATGGTCTGACCTACCTGATCGCAACTGGCTCGATTGCCGATGCAGACGCCACCTTCACGGTGCTGCTGGAAGAAGGCGATGCCTCCAACCTGTCGGACGCTGCAGCTGTTGCTGATGCTGACCTGATCGGCACCGAGGCCCTGGCCGGCTTCCAATTTGACGACGACAACGAATGCCGCAAGCTGGGCTACAAGGGTAGCAAGCGTTACACGCGCCTGACCATCACGCCCGTGGCCAACGCATCGGCGGCCGTGCTGGCTGCTGTGGCTGTGCTGTCTTCGCCGCAGATCGCTCCCACCGCCAACCCCCCGGCCTGATACCAGGCCACTACGTGAAAAGCCCTCCCCGCGAGGGCTTTTTTCATAGGACACGCGCATGAAATTCAAAGTCATCACCGCAGTGGGCACCGAGCCCATCACCCGGGCCGAGGCAAAGCTGCACCTGGGCCTGGACGACATGGGTGGATCACACCCGGATGACGCCATCATTGACGCCCTGATTACCGGGGCACGCCAGCACGCAGAGCACTACACCGGCCGCGCGCTGGCCCAGCAGACCCTGGAGGCGGCGCTGGACGAATTCCCGGACAGCGATGACGACCGCATTGACCTGCCGCGCCCGCCCGTGGCAAGCATCACCAGCGTGAAGTACACCGACACCAGCGGGACCGAGCAGACGATTTCCGGCAGCGCCTACGCCCTGAGCACTTACGGCGAATCGCGCACCGTGGCGCCCACCAGCGGGAACTATTGGCCGGCCACGCAGGACATTTATGACGCCGTGCGCATCCGCTACGTGACGGGCTACGGCGCCACCGGGGCAGGGGCTGAATACGCCGTGCTTCCCAAGGAGGTACGCCAAGGCATGCTCATGCACATCAGCCTGACATACACCCGCAACGTGTTCACGCCAGCCGAGCGCGAGGCCATGGAAACCGCCCGTGACTCCCTGCTGAACACCATCAAGGACTGGAGCTTTTCG